GTATTATGTGTTACAAATATATTGGCATAATTAGTGCTGTCAATTTCTTCAAATAAAGTTCTTTTAATTATTGTACTTGCAACAGAGTCTTTAGATACTCCGTTATGGACAATTAAATCACCATTAGTTACAACAAAATGTTTGCCATTAAATTCTGCTACACAGTTTCTTGATAAAGCTCCTGAATCATCAAATAACTTCTTAATATCAAATACTAAGTTACCACCAGTAAAAGTCATTATATAAGTGCTGTTTTCTTTATATATTATAAAAGATTGTTTTAATGAAAATCCATCTACAATAAATTCACCTGCATCTCCTACTGTTGCTGAACCTGCATCGTTTGTAGCCGAAGCTGTCCAAGAACTAGGTAGTGTAAGGTTTTCTGCTGCATCTCCCCATCTAACTTTATTAGGAAGATTGGTAGAAGATTCAGTCATGTTTAAAGCTATTAAATAATTACCAAAAGGTCTTATTACTCTGCAAGTTGTACTTGATGGCCAATTAGTTAAATCAGTAAACTTACTAGCACCTGTTGTTGCTAAACATTGTGGATCATCTACTCCGTTGTTTAAAATAGCTAATCCGTTAAATATAGAGCCAGTCCAATTACCTGAAGCAGTTAAATTTGTAGAGTAATCTCCACCTGATGCTCTCGTAAAGTCTTCATGACTAGAACCATTGTATCTATAGATTTTAGCTGAACCAGCATAGAACCAATAGCTATTAGCTCCTGTTGTCCAGTTTAAGGCAAAATAAGGGGCTACAGTAGGTGTTCCAAAGACCTGGTCTTCTCCTAATACTTTCTTAGCTGCGTTATCTTCAAACCTGGCATTTTGTGTATGTGAAAAATACTCGTTAGGCAATGCCGTATTGTTAGTATCTTTAATCATTCCTTTCGGATTTAATATTTGAAGGGTTGCCATTATCCAGTTCTTCTCCACATATATGCAACAATATAAGGTTGTACGTTGTTATGTGCTGAACCACCACCAGTTGCCCCTGTGTTAGGAGTAGTTTGGGAATAATTACCAGCAGTATTAACTCCACTAGTTCCACTACCACCTTCAATAAATGTAGTTGTATGTGTATGTGATGGTAATTCAGCAGTGCTTAATGTATGTGTTTTAGCACCACCAGTTTCTTGTACTGTATCAAAATCACTATCCCCTGCGTTTAAACCTACTATAACTCTACCAGATCCAAAAGCTGCCCAAGTACCAAAACCTAATAATGTTCCAGGATTAGTTGCTACTGCTGCGTTAATATAAATACTTCCTACAGGATATACAGCTTGTAAGGTTGTTGCTGTGTTAGATCCTATAGTTAATGTGCCTGATACTGTTAAGTTTCTAATACCTGTAGAGTCTTTACTAGCATCTACTGTTACGGCTTTAGAAGCCTGTGCTGTACCAAGTGTTGTAACATCTACATAATTTAGTTCTGCTGTGTTAGCTGTAACGCCATCTAGTTTATTTAATTCTGTGTGTGTAGAAGTAACTGCTCCAGTAATACTGGGAAAAGTTGCTTTGACTGTTGATTTTACCAATCTTATATGGTCATCACCTTCGTTAACTGGATCACCAGCTACTGGGTTTGAGCTATTTAAGTCTGATATATATGTGCCTGTTTCTAATCCCATTTAATTTCTCCTAGCCTTTGGGGTTGTTGTCTTTAACTGATTTGATATGTGTATACCATGAGCCTGTCTTAGCAGTATCTCCTAATTTACCAGCATCTATATCTTTGTATAACATATCAAGTTGATTTCCTATTAAGTCATAAAAGTTGCTACCAGTATCTCCTGTTCTTCCTAAAAGCCAAGCGTTATCTACATACCACTGTTGATTAGCCTGTCTATCTGATAATTCTTCAGAAGTTTCATCTCTTTCTGTTATTGTTGTTCCATTATCTATTAATGCTTTACCTGTCATAATTAAGCCCTCACTACTCCATAAATACTTAAGTTAATTTTATAAGCCCCATCTCCACCTGTAAATAAAAGCTGAAAACCATTACAAGTGTTTGCTGCTGTTCCATTATGATATCCATGTCCTTGTGCAATTCTTGATGTACCATTTGAACCCTCTCCACCTATTTGATAAACAAAAGATGGACTTGTATCTCCTTTAGAATCACTTGTATCAGATGCCCAGCGACCACCTTGAGCATTGTTAAACATCATAAAACCATTCATTGGGTCAACTGTTCCACCATTTTGTTGTTCAACAAGTGTAAACCTATCTGCTGCACTTGAGGTAATTCTTTTTTCTGAATTATTATGAGTAAGTCCTAATGTGCTTTGTCTATAATTTGAACTTGTAATTGGAGAACCACCATCTAAAAACCTCATTTGTATATCACCAGCACCATGCTGTGTTATTGCATGAATAAATACATAATAATTATCATAGCTTGAATTAAATCCAGTAAAAGAATAACTTGTTGTAGTTCCTGACCCATTATACTCGTTTACTGCTGATACGAGTGCTAGTCCACCACCACCACCACCAGCTTCTGCCCATTTAACACCTGTAGCTTCTGATGAATCTGCTGTCAAAACATGATCGTTTGTACCTACAGCTAATGCTTGTGGATTACCACTACCATCGCCAATTAAAATCTTTCCTTTAGTAGATAAATCAACTGCTGTAAGAGCAGATGTTCCATTACCAATAATAACTCCGTTAGCTGTTAAACTAGTTGCTCCAGTACCACCACTACCTACTACAAGAGTTGCTGATAGTCCTGCTGATGTTCCACTGGTATTTTGTGAACCTGTTGCATTTACACCTGGTAAATTTATACTTACCGAGCCATTAAATGAAACCCCACCTATGTTTCTAGCAGTTGTAAGGGTTGCTGCTGAAGTAGCTGTTGCAGAATTTCCAGTACATGAGCCTGAAGAACCTGAAGTATTGCCTGTTACGTTGCCTGTTAACGCTCCAGCAAATCCTGTTGCAGTTAAAATGCCACTGTTTGAATTAAATGCTAAATTAGAACCTGACTTAGGTGCTAAATCTCCTGTAGCAGCAGTTGTAAATAATGGAAAACAAGTAATATCACTACTTTCATCTGCTACTGTAATATTTGTAGATGTAGTAGCTGTAGTACTATTCCCAGTACAACTTCCTGCACTTCCACTAGCATTTCCTGTTACATTCCCTGTTAATGCACCTGCAAAACCTGTTGCTGTTAAAATTCCCGAATTAGAATTAAAGGCAAGATTACTTCCTGATTTAGGTGGAAGGTCGCCTGTCGCTGCTGTAACAAATAATGGAAAACATGTAGTATTGGTAGATTCATCTGCAACTGTTACGTTTGTAGAAAGAGTTGCTGTAGCTGAGTTACCACTACAAGAACCTGAGCTTCCTGATGTATTTTGATTACCTGCTGTATTAACGCCTGGTAAGTTTATACTTGCTGAACCATTAAAACTAACGCCACCAATATCTCTAGCTGCAGCTAAAAGTGTTGCTGTTGCTGCATTTCCTGTAGTTGAACCTGATGTTCCTGAAGTATTACCTGTTACATTACCTGAAATATTTCCTGCAAAAGTTCCTGATAATACATCTGTACTTGAGTTAAAGGTTAGACCTGATGCTGTTTTTGCTCCTAAAGAACCTGTTGCTGCCGTAACAAATAAAGGAAAACAACTTTGGTCTGATGATTCATCTGCAACTGTAATAGATGCAGGAACATAGTTAGATGCTGCTTTTGCATTTAATTGTGTTTGTATATTTGAAGATACAGTATCTAAATAACCTGCTTCTGTAGAAGTTACTGCTGATACACTAACATCTCCGTTACCATCTGACACCAACAGTCTTGATGCTGTTAAGTTTGCCATCTTAGAGAAAGCTAAAGCTGCCGAAGCATTTACATCAGCATTAATAATTACGCCACTTCCTATAGCTGCTGTACCTGTAGTACCTATAGATATATCACCTGATATAACTACAGGGTTAAAATTCGTTCCATCGGCTATTAAAGCTGCCCCACTGGTGTTTGTTCCCATAAACAGATCATCACCTGTTATAGTTAAATCACCACCTATAGTGGCATTACCTGATGTAGTTAAAGTGCTTGAAGATACAATACTTGTTGCTGTAACAGCTGGTAGATTAGCTGCTAAATTTGTAATAGTTAACTTAAAGTTAGAGCCTGAATGTGCTATAGCAAATACAGATTCTGTATTAGGGGTTGTTGTTGCTGTTAAATCACTAAATTTTTGTGTTGCCATTTATTGTTCAGTCCATGTTGTAGTTGCTGTTGCTGGAACATCTTGCCAGTCATCAGGAGCTATTACGACTCCACCTTCTTGTTGAAACAGTAATCCTGCTTCTGTTACTAATAAATCTAAGTTATCTTCTGTTTCAAAATATCCTACAGAAGTATTTTGAATAATACTCCATGTTGTAGAGTTTGTAGAAACTACAGTCCAGGTAGTCATTAATGTAATCCGTAGTCAATTCTTGTTACAGGTGCTGTTCCTGAATGCCTATCTCTTTCATTTGAAGTAATAATATCTCTTTTAGCACGATCATAAAATCCTTGCCAAACTTGTATTCTTTTGTCGTTTTGTAAATAAGGTTCTGCTTCAACTAATGCTCCGTATAAATAAACATCTGGGTGATGAGTCAGCATGTCGTTAGTTGTGTTTGAGTCTGATAAAGGAGTAAAGGTTTTGTAATAAGCTACCTCTATTTCGTAAACTCCATCAGGTATAGGTCTAATTTGTATGTCATTACCCTTGATTGAATAGGCTTTAGGCATACCTGTACTGCTTCCAGCTTGTAATCTGTCCATTATTTCAGGTGTTAAATATTCTAGTGGTGTTTTAGGATCAGAGTTTAATTTAATGTTACGCATAGCAACATAGTTATCAGGCAAAGCGTAATACTCTGTTCCTGAAATTGTATTAGCTGTTACTCTAGTTTCCATTCTTCTGATTTTAAAATCTCTTTTATGCCTTGTTTCAGCTAAAGCTATAAAGTCAGGGATAACATCAGTTAAATCACTTCTATCTAGCCAAGAAGCTATAGATGTTTTTAGTTCTGCATATGTTGATATAGCCATTAAAATCTCCCAGAATATGATATTTTAATTTTTTTTCCATCTTTCCCTCTACTAACTTTTGCTTTAACGCCACTATCATTTTTATAACTTATCGACCTAGTATCTCTGCCTAAACTTGCAGAATATTTGCTTGTGCCTGTGTCGTATTCTTCAGTTAATGTAGTATTTTTTGCTAAATTTCTGAGTGTTCTTGCTTCATCTTTTTTAAAAGGATTAATGTCAGTATATGAGTTGTGTACCCCATAGTTTTTTTCTTTTTTAAATTCCATTGGCATTAGATTACCCTCGATGTTGTTTTTAAATATCTATAGTCAGGACTGTTTAATAATTTCCTAACTGCTGGTGCATGATTCTTATCATATAAGTCTACACCAAATTTGTTCTTCCATTCATAATAAATTGTAACAGGAATCCTAGCAGATAATCGAAGTTCATCTTTTATATGATGGTCTTCCTGTTGCAATCTTTTGTTTTGGTCAAGTAACTTAGTTAAGTCTTCCGACTTATGTTGTATAGCTCCAGTGCCATCAGCAGAATGAAAATGAAATGTTTGTCCATCTCCTAATCTTCTACTCATTACTCGCTAAGCTCCTCAATGTATACTTTCGGTGAACCTGCGGCTGCAATACAAGACATCTTGTCAGCATTGTCTATCTTAAACACTTTAGGTTCATCAGCTACTAAGCGTATGCCAGTATTTACTGCCGAAGTAGAAGCCTTGCCAAAATCAACAAATACTTCTGTAGTATTAGAAGTAACCCTTACATAAGTAACTCCTGCACTAAAAGCATCTGTTCTATTTGTGCCTGTTTGAGTTACAGTAATCGTGTGATTCTTTATAACTCGTTGTCCAAAACTCCAATTACTCATTCACTTAACTCCTCAATGAATACACTAGCTGTTCCAGTTGCAATTATAGCTGCAAGTTTATCAGCATTGTCTATTTTTAATGTTTTAGGTTCATTTGCTACCAAACGGATTCCATTAGCTACAGTAGCAGTTGGAGATTTAGCAATATCAATAAATACTTCTGTAGCAGAAGATGTAACTCTTATGTATTCAACGCCAACACTAAATGCTGCTGTTAATTGTGAACCAGTATTTACTGTTCTTGTTAAGTTTTTTACAACTTGTTGTCCATAGCTCCAACTGCTCATTGTTATCTCCTAATCCAAAATGTTATTTCAGCTAGTACAGCATTTGTAGATGCACCACTAGTAATCATTTCGATTGTTCCACCTTCTTCAACAACATTTAACGCTGTAGGTTCAGATGAA